CTTCCAGAATACATCATGGATGTGTCTCGGCACAACCACGGTGGTCTCACTGAGCTCCGATTGAACACCCGTCGTGCTGGGCTCAAGCCAGTCCAATCTCTCGGAACCAGCAGTGACACTGTTAATGTTCTTCTCGAGTGGGAGGACATGGTTCTCAAGCACAAGACGACTTGGGTCTACACCTTGCTCCCTCGCTGCATGTCCAAGAAGCTAGAGGATGGTACGTGGTTCGAGTTCGTGAATAACAGGAGCTATCTCTTCCGACTGTGCATGCACTTCGCCAAGGGGTTTGTCATTGGTTACGTGGTCTCCACTGTAATCCTCTTCCTCTACGTTTTGGGCCTGTGGTTCTTCGGATACATACAACCAATTGAGAAGGAAGGCTATTCCAAGGAGATCCGTCGTAGGTCCCAGCGAATTCGCAAGGAAGGAGCAGACGAACCGCAGCCAATGGAGGAATCTCTGGACAGAAGAGTAGTGCGCATCTATGATCACAAGGATGCGCCCAACCACGTCTGCCATGCCATTGTGTGGGATGATCTCCATCTCGTCATGAACATTCATACTGCGGCTTCCTTCTACAAACGAGACACTGAAGTGCTCTATTACGTGGAACAGCCAAAAGCGAATGGGCGACCTGGGACGCGAACCCCCCACATCATGCGCTCCGAGAACATCTCAGAGGTACCTTTCCCCTTCCCGACCACAGATGGAAGGAGGTGCCAGACTGACGTCTGTGTCATCAAGCTTTCCAGCCGACTCAGCAATGCCAGGAGTGCTGCCCAGCTCTTTGCCACCTGTGACTTCATCGAGGCCAAGATGGAAGGGTATGAGCTCGAGATAGCCATGTACCTACGCGCCAAGGACAGGACCATCCAAGGGGTATTGGATCACTCCAACTCCAACCGGTGGAACAACGACAAGGCCAGCCATTGGGGATTGACATCAAGTGGAAAGCAGGCGGAGCATGAGATTCTTAGTCAGCGCTACTGGCAGCTGGCGGACTCCACCCGCCCTGGTGATTGCGGCAGCCCGTACGTGTATGACGGCAAGATCTTCGCCATCCATTATGGCCGAAGCACCACGACTGGAATACCGTACTGCGTACCTGTGACCAAGGAAGCGATTCAGGAAGCACTGGCTAAGTGGGATGATGCGCCAACTACCAGCACCCGCCCCACCAAGATAACCCTGGAAGTACTGCAGAAGGAAGGATACGGAGACGACTTTGACGCCTACAAGGGGAAGGTTTTGGAGACTGAACGGAGACTGTGTAACAACGTCCCTACCAATACATCTCTCAAACCCTCTGCAATCACGGATGAGATTCCAGATGACGGGCACGCTGTGTCTCGTAAGAGCATGGATGTCCTGATGGAACAGACTCAGAAGTACAGTCAGGAGATTGACCACAAGCCGCCCTGGGAATTCTGCATGGATTGGGCAGTGGGCTATTTCGAGGCCGTTTTCCGAGAGTGTCAACCGTACCGAGCAGGCCTTCTGACGCTTCACGAAGCCTTGAACGGAGTCGAAGAGTTGCACCTGAAACCAGTGGACATCACCACGTCCGCTGGTATCTGGAACCAGATATCCAAGGGAAAGCGCGCTCTCATTGAGTGCGAACCGGACGAAAACGGCAAGAACATTTTCTATTTCACGGATGATGCGGATGATCTCATTCATCCCATGCTCGGTACTACATTCATCGAGGCATTCACCATGAGGGAAAATCTTGCTCTATTCGGAGAGTACCCTGACGATTCTATCTGGCTTGCTACGCTCAAGGACGAGCTCCTGCCCCGTGCTAAGGTCGAGAGCCGAGGTGCACGTGAGTTCCAGAACCCACCACTAGACTTCAACCTCCTCTGGAAGATGACGTTCGGCACGTTCGAAAGCTTCATCAAGTTGCACCCTGGACCACTCACCATGAGTGCCATAGGGATGTATGCGAAGGCTGACTGGCCCCACTTTATTGATGGACTTCGAGATGGCGGACGAAAGGACAATCTCATCTGCGAAGACTACAGCAGGTGGGACTCCAACATGAGACCTTGGATGTTCAGAGGAATCGAGAGGATTTTCCATGCTTTCAACCAGGGCCATGATGAGGCCAAGCGCATGGGAACAGCACTCCTCCGAGAGCTCCAGAACACCAAGGTCCTTGCTGGATCTACCCTACACATCACCGAGAAAGGAAACAAGTCTGGAGGTGGTGGGACTTCCATCATCAACAGCCTGGGAAACGCACTTCTCCACCTGACAACCTACGCTGAGCTGTGGATGCGCAATCATCCTGGCGAACCCTTACCGACCTACGAACAACTGACCACCGATGTGAGCATCGTCACCTACGGGGACGACGTCGTCATGACTGTCTCCGACGAGGCCACGACATGGTACCGACCGACTGAGCATGCCGATGTGATCAAGAAGAGAGGATGTAACATTACTGCCCCCGACAAGGGCCCAGTTCATGAGATGTATGATGACATCTCTGACATCGAATTCTTGAAGCACAGCACCACATGCACCCGGGAAGGAAACATCACCTGTCAACAGTCTCTTCAGACAGCCCACCGCATGCTGCGCTGGGACAGGAAAGGAACCGAGAGCAACGTGAGTGTGAAGAAAGCCAAGATTGCGGACGCACTTGATATCGCGCACGCACATGGATACTCCGAACACAACGAGCTGGCAACCACTGTCTACCAGGCTTGTGCTGCAAAGGACCGCAGCATCCTGAACGCAGGGTTCCCATGGGTTCCAGACCTTCACTGGGAGGATAACCTCGCGGACCTCCAGAAGAAGACGAAGGATGGGTGGTGGACCGTCCACTACCACAACCTCGCCTCTCGCCTCCAAGCAGGAGTACCAGAGATGGTGTGGTGGCAGGAGTGGTGAGCTCTTGGGCTCATCACCAAACAGTCCCTTGGACTTTAAACGGACGCGCTGTCGATGCAAATATTTCCTCTAAGCTACTTTGCTCCATATGAGACAAGGGCACTGCTATTTTTGAGAACCGAGTTATGTCGCTCACGGTTAGCAGAGAAAGGCACTTGGTGTGGTCGAGGGAAACCCCCAAAATTTTCTGTTTTATGGGATTCAAGTTTACTCTTGAAACGGGCAAAATTTAGATTTTCGATAAAATGGG